TCTTTGTAATATCTATATGCCGTAGACTTAGGAATCTCAAAATCAGTATGCAGTATATCGCATATATCCAAACGAGTTAATTTTTCTTTTGGATCTTTTTTGGATTCATTATCTACCAGACATTTATAGATGAAGTTTTCAGCCTCTTCTTTAGTCATCTTTAAACTTGGCATATTTAAAGAAAAAATGCTCAAAAGCTTCATATAGAATTTTTTGATTATCTGGATCGGCCTTTCTATAGCAGACAGCAAGAGATTGTATAAAACTACCCCCGAACCTATCCATATTTTCTAGGGCTTTATTAATAAAATGTTTAGTCATAACCCTAAATCTTCCTTATCTTCTATAGCTAACTGTTCTTCAAAAATAGTTAGAAGAATGTTTGCGGTCTTATGTATAAAATAATGACCTTCTTCGGGAAATAAATCCTTAATTTTTTTCATAAAGCTCGTAAGGAACTTTATTTCATTCATGGTAAAAGAAATAAATCTTTCACTACTGTTGTCTAATGGATCGACAGCCATAATAATTGTGGTTAATGGACATTACAATATTACACGAATCGCCTTTAATATGCAATATAAAAATTCTCATTCATAATTCTCAGTAAGAATTCTCAGAATTTGACATTCATAACTGACTAGGTTATCTATGGATTGTTTCATTCATTATTTTTTCATTCATCATGCGAACTCACATTCATAAATTTTTTAAGTATAGTCATGTTTCTATACCTATTCAAGATTTATTTTTTATTTTAATAATTTTACAAAAAATTTCAAATAATTCTAATAATCAATTCTCAAATAATATAGTCCATAGATCAGATAGGCTAATAGATAAAATTTTAATTAATATTGAATTAGAAAAATAACTTGCTATCTCATATATATTAGTGTAGTATTTTAAATGTAATCTAATTTTTACAACACCAATGAAAAATTACAACTCAAACAAAATTGATTCAATCGTATCTTTCTCAGAGAAAGAATTAAGAGTGGATCGTCACTATAGAAGTGAAAATTTCACTAGATCAAATCTAGGTTATAAACGTCAAGGTAACGAGGATCAAATCTCTACAGCATTTAATAAGAATGATGATTTAGAGACTACTCTATTTAAGACTAATATTTTAAATGATCCCGAACTTAAACCAACATTTACAAAAGTAGATGATGTTTCTTATGAATGTCCTAATACTAAGGCTGTTTTTTCTAATAGGTTAGGGAAAGTTTTATCTACAGTATCTAACACATATGAGTTAGTTAAGCATGATGTAATTTTGGATGCAATACAACCTAACTTAAATTTTTTAGAAGTAGAGCACATTATCCCTATGAATAACACTGCAAGAGTTTTTATTATATGTGCCATTAAAAATAGTGATATGGAAGTTTCTAGCGGTGACGCTATCCGTAGAAGAATGATTTTTGTTAATTCTATGGATGGATCGTATAGTTTTAAAGTTATTCAATCAGATGTTAGATTATGGTGTTTTAACCAGATGGGATCTATACAAAATTCTAAAAATAAGATGGTGTTCAAACATTCAAAAGGTGTTAACCAGTATCTAAAAAATCTACCTGAATTTTTATCTTATCAACGTCAAGATTTAGCAAACTCTATTGAAGAATTTAAAGCAATGAGAAATACACCCTGCTCATCTGATATGCTTAAGAGTCTGTTTTTGCATAGCTTCCAAGATAAGCTTATCGGTCAGATAACAGATAAAGATACTAAACAAAAAAGAAACAAAGAATTTAAAGATATTAATAAAGAATGGATCGCAGTTAAAAACAATTTTAGGGTAGAGGGCGAATCTAATTTGTTTAACGCATTTAACGCTATAACCGAATACGAGACTCATTCAGAATCTAGCCGTGTAGATTCAACAGAATCAGCAAGAATAAGGTTTGAGAGTCTTATAAGGGGTCGATGTGCTGAGAGAATCCAAAAATCTAGAAGAGAATGTTTAAGACTAACTACGGTGTAGAGGATCCTATTCAAAGACTTTGGAGATTATTCAAAATGATAGAAACATTCAAAACACTTAAAAATAACGATTTAATAAGGGTATCTTTGACAGATGCCCTAATAGGTAAACGTGAAAAGTTACTTTCAGTTGGTAGGAGATCCCATTCAAAAAAATATAATGTTGAGAAATTAACATTACATCAACTTAATAAGGATGGATCGGTTTGCAAACATTCATGTAAGTATTATTTCTATTACCGCCCCGAATCAAATTTTCTTTCATTAGCAATGAGTAATATGGCCTGCTCATTTACCAGTATTGAAAAATTAAATTCTGTATAACAGAAAATTAAATTTATTAATCCTGATTCTAAAAAAGTCAGGATTTTTTATTGTCTTATATGAGACTAAAATAAAACAATTAAGAATGTAATAATTTAATGATCCTTTAGGTATGTTTATACCTTTTAAAAATGTAGTTATATCAATATATAAACCTTTACATATATTCTGTTAGATACTACAATAGAAGAGTAGTTAACCATCTTTATTAACATGAAAACACCTCGAACACTAAAGGATTTTAAAAATGACCCTAGAGTGGATTTTGTTTCAGTAGAGCAAAATAATTACCCAAAAAATGATTATTGGGTTTATTTAAAATTTCCTTATATTTCTAGCAATATGGAAACAACTTCAATTCACGAAGAATCAATAAAAGATACTATCGAAGAATTTAAAGGAATCTCAATTAATTATGCTTTTTATATTGCAGATTATTCTAGACCTAAATCACCAAAAGAAAAAATTAATCCTAATGGACAATTAGAGATCCCATTTGAAAAAATGGAATATGAAGAAAAATTGAGAGATTATGAATTTAAAGTAAATGAATTATGGAACGAATGTATGGAACATTGCATAAAGCATAATCAAAAAGACTTTCAACTTTTATGGCAGATTAAAGCTAACTATAAAAATATTCCTGACTATGTTCCAAACTGGAGAGCTTCAGAATACAAAACAGAGTCTCAAAGGTTAGACCTAATTTAATTCATTCACTTATTATTAAAAATTCATTCAATTAATTATTATGGCTACCGCACAAACTTACCGCAGACAATTTAACAAAACATTCAAAATAGTTGATGAAGTTGCATCTGAATATTATGATCTTTTAGATAAAGAAAAAATTGAAGAAGATGATAATTTTATTTGTACTTATTCAGATTTAGAAAAAATTGAAAGTAGTGATTTTAAATGGCTAGAAAAAAAGGATAGAGAAATTGAAGAAAACAATGAAAGAATAAAATGTTATGAAGATCTTATTAAAAATTTAAAAGAAGAAAATAAAAAAATTGAAAGTCATACAAGATGTTTAAAAGATACATTAAAAGACGGTAATGGAATTGATAAAGATTATTGTAAATATTTACTGGAATGTGAAAAGGAAATAAACAAGTAGAAAAAATTAGTTCAGGAACTAAAAATTAATAGCTAGATTCTTAAATGAGTCTAGCTTTTTTAATGTTTAAGAATTGAATGATTTTAAAGTTGTTAATGTAGTATTGCATAGGTTAACTTTTAAAATTATAGGATTCTTACTTATGAGATTCTCTAGTTATATCAATTAATCTAAAGTCTTATTATGTGAGATTGTAGAGAATTGATAGGATTTTTTAGTTTTTTATTGGTTATTATTGTATTAAATTAGTCTTGTGTTATCCAGTAAAAAATGGTAAAATTAGAGTGTAATTCACCCAATTTTACAAAATGCCAACAGCAACAAAATCACAACTTCAATACGAGCTAGACAAAACAAACCAAACTACAGGTTTAAATCTAGTTTTTGAAAGAGGTGAAACAGGATACATTCTCTATACTGATGAAACAAAAACAAGCGAAATAAATTGTTGTTTATCATTTAGAGAAGTGTTATCAACTTTTCAAAATCTAAGAAGAATTTTTGAATACAAGAATTTAAAAGATTCTATCTTTAAAAAAATTCAAGTTGATAAACAAGATTTTTATTATTCTCAACTTTCTAAACTTGGCACAAATTAAATTCTGTTTTTTCTTCTTTCCCGTACTGATCCCATGAACTACCCAAACAATCCAAACATTAACCGCATCAAAGTTTATGCAACCCGTAAACAAAACCGCATCTGGAGAAATGCAACCGTTTTAATTCTTACTACTGCTTCTTTCTTGCTGGCTTGCTATCTCACAGACAAAGGTTATAAATCTTGTCTAGAAGCTGGCAAGTATTCCACTATAGAATGTGAGAAACTCCACCTCGGCTAATTTGTTATTCTGTCCCCGTGCTATCCCACACAATCCCCACGGCACGGGGCAGAATTTCAAAAAAAATTTTATTATATGGAAAGACAGGGAACTTACTGATAAATCAAGTCATAAGCAATAAAATACTACAATATAATAATACTACAATATTACACTAATGTCAACTACTTCTTCTTATCTTCAACGCTAATAGATAGCTGTGGAGCGTTAATATTGATGTTCTCTACACTCTCCCCTAGTACTCTACCGAGTGAATCTAGCACTTGAGCAGCAGTTTGAAGCTGACCTTTCTTCATAGCCTGGTTAAATAGCTTCATTCTCATACCCTGCAACCTACCAATCATCTTCTCTCTATCCTTTTCCCAATCCTCATCGTTCCAGGATTTCACCTTTCTCCAATCAGTCCAGGCTGTTTCGATGCCAATTCCCTCTGTTGCAGCGTGTTCCAACACTAATTGTCTGGTAGTTTTACCTTCCAACTGCCTTTTATAAAGTTTTTGCCTTCTGGCTTCAATCACTACATCTGGTTGCCTCCTCCCACAAACCCTGCCATCTTGCCTGGCTCGCTCGGATGTAAATTGACCATCTGGATTACGAAGAATAGAATCTGTCACGGACTAAAATGCTATTTATACTGAATGATAACCTCAAATCTAGTGTTTAGTCGAGTAAAACACAGAAATTTGTCAAAATTTAAGCTAATCTCTACTACATGAGCACAAAAACAGCCGAAAATCTCTCCCTTCGATGGGCACAGGGGGAGGTGTTCAACGCAGAACAAAGATTCAGAGTCCTCGTAGCTGGCAGAAGATTCGGAAAATCCTATTTATCCTGCATCGAAATACTAAAAGCAGCAATAGACCGCCCAGGCGAAACATATTTCTACTGTGCTCCCACCTACCGCATGGCAAAAGACATAGCCTGGAAAGAAATCAAAAAACTAATCCCAACTCAATGGATAGCCTCCAAAAACGAAACCGACCTAAAAATCGAACTAATTAATGGATCGCTAATCGAACTCAAAGGAACAGAAAATGCCATGACCCTCCGAGGCCGAAGTCTCGCTGGAGTAGTACTTGACGAAGCAGCCTTCATGGATTCCGATGTCTGGTTCCAAGTTATCAGACCAGCCCTAGCAGATAAACAAGGTTGGGCACTCTTCATATCCACACCCGATGGAACTGCAAGCTGGTTCTACGATTTATGGTGCTACGTTCCAGAAGATACATCAGGAGATTGGAAACGCTGGAGCTTTACCACCATAGATGGGGGCAACGTACCAGAAGAAGAAGTCGAAGCAGCCAAGGCCCAACTGGATAGAAGAACATTCAAGCAGGAGTTTGAGGCAAGTTTCGAGAATCTCACTGGTCTCGTTGCAGTCTCCTTTTCAGATTCCAACATTTCTACCGAAGCGGAGGACATAAACATCGCCCCACTCTTACTCGGAGTCGATTTCAACGTAGATCCACTTTGCGGCATATGTGCAGTCCGCTACCGAGACATTCTCTACGTCTTTGACGAAATAATTATGACGGGCGGAGCAACAACCTGGGATTTTGCAGAAGAAGTAACCAACCGATATGGTGTGGAACGCAGAGTAATAGCTTGCCCCGACCCTACGGGTGCTGCCCGAAAAACATCAGGAGTAGGTTCAACCGACCACACTATCCTACGCAGAAGCGGATTTACTGTGTCATCTCCCAGATCCCCCTGGAAAATACGAGACAAAGTAACAGCCGTAAATACTGCACTATATGACGCAGCAGGAGAAAGACGAACTTTAATCCACCCACGCTGTAAAGAATTAATAAAATCCCTCCGCACCCTCACATACGCTCCAAACACAGGTATGCCAAACAAAAATCTGGGAGTTGACCACGCATTTGACGCTTTCGGCTACCTCTGCCTACAGCAATTTAACCTTGCAAAACCAGAGACACTCGGCCAAACTTCGTTTAGAATATACTAAGAACTACCTAATTCTTACTATGTATCACTCAACTACAAAGAAAAAGAAGAAGAAAAAGAAGGGAGGTAAAAAACGTGGCAAATGTTCCTGTCAATAAAGCACTATATTCAAGAGTAAAATCCGAAGCAAAGCGTAA